TCCTTGAAGTCTCTCACAGCAAATCGGAGTTAATCTTCTGACTTGCGCACCGGGGTATGTTGATTCACCTTCGACAGTAGTGGGTCGCCGTACTTCTTGAATCTTTGATAGTGCTTCTCGCAGTATCCGAGACCCTTCTGCAACCTCCCGCAAACTTTGCAGAAAACTATCCGCCGGTGAATTTTGCTGTGGCAACTCCGACAAGTACGCTCCAAGTTCTCCGGCGTGTTGTTCAAGTGATTTCCGTCTTTGTGGTGTACGTCCCGAGCGTCCGGCTTCCCGCAGTGACTGCACGCACCATGCGGCACGATCTTCCGGGAGTGATGATGCGCAGCGGACCACCCAACATCTGGAGAACTCCGCAGGTCGAATGCGGAGGCCATGCAGTGCCTGTCGCAGTATTTCCGGCGGTTGAAGTGAATCAAGTATTCCGAGCACCCATTCGGCAAACGCTTTCTCTCCAAGAGCTTCTTGCAGAACTCGCAGTGCCGCACGGGGGTCGGTTTTCGATGAGCTGGCATGCGTGGCTCCTTCGATACCTTTAATGTACAAGGTATCGGGCACCAGGACATGGGGCTTGTCGCCACCGCCGGATGACGCTCGGAGCGTGAAACCCACTTCGTCACCGAGTTCACAGGCCGCGCCGCCTTCGCGGCCTCGCAGGGCCACGGCAATTGCACCACCACGCCCCGTTCCATCCTCTGAGGCGTCGAACCCTTCCGCGCGGAGGGTGTGGAAGACATCGCCGGTCGCGCACGTTGCGACCGCCGCACCCTGTGAACAGGTCAGCGCCGCCGTCTTAGACGTATCTGTTGTTGGGAGCTGCGCAGCCTGGGCGTTGTGGTGGAAAGCCACGAACGTCTCGCTCTCGAAGTCCAGTCGCCGTGCCTTCGCGGTGGCGGCGGCGGTGGCGACGTCGATCTCGGAACGGTTCCCACCACCAAAGCAGGCAACTACCGGATCTTGGCCGGTGCTTTCGCCGATCCTTTGGAGCCGACTGGCGGTGAGGCAGGGCGTGACGTATCCTTCGCGGGCTTCATCTGTTCCTGGGAAGCCACCACCCGAAGTGCGCGATGCAAGAGTTCCGGCAGTGCTTTGCCCCGCTTCTCTGCTCGGCGCAGAATCCCCGCGCAGGCCTTGGGGCTCAAGGAGAATCGGGGGTCGACCGGCCCAGTCTCCAGTGTCGAGGAGAGCGAACACGCGACGCCTCCGCTGCGCCACTCCGAACCATTGCGCGTCCAGCACGCTCCACTCGACGAGGCCGTTCGCCCCGACCGCTGCGCCTTCCGTGCCCCAGCCGTGCTCGGGGACGTCGATTCGGCAGCCAGCCATCGCCCCAACCACTTCTGCAAAGTCTCCTCCGGAGTTGGAGGAGAAGGCACCTGGGACGTTTTCCCAAAGGGCGAACCGGGCACCGCACTCTTCGCGCGCCCACTGGATGATTTCGATGGCTGTAAAAAAGAGACCACTGCGAGCACCTCCGATTCCTTCACGTTTTCCTGCGACCGACAAATCTTGACACGGGCTCCCGAAGATCACGATGTCCAACTTCCCGAGGGCACGGATCATCTCCCTGGTGATCTTCGTCACATCCCCGAGGTTCGGAACCTTCGGGTAATGCTCCTTGAGCGCCGCACACGGGAATGGCTCGATCTCCGCCACGGCGGCACACTTCCAGCCCAGAGGCCCCCAGGCGACGCTCGCCGCCTCGATCCCACTGAACAATGACAAGTATCTCACTTCGCTTTTCCTTTGGTTGAAGTTTTCTTCTCTGCCTTGACAATTTCCGTCGGACGAGCCAGCACGCCGCGTTCACGGTCGTACTCGGCGCCGGGGTCGGCAATACGAGGCCCTGGGCGCAAGTCCCACAGCGGGAGGTACCCGTCCTTGGTCTTCCACGATCCGACGTCCAGCAAGCTCGCACGTTTGAGCGCGCGGACCATGCCGCCCGAGGAGGTGCGCGAGCGCCCGTCGGCGTCGAAGATGTCCAGCAGGCCCTGGGCTGTCCAGAACCTGTGCTTCACGATGGTGCTGCCCACGCGCAGGGCGGTGTCCGGGTCGCGCTGCAAGAAGAACAACCACCGCTCCATCTCGCTCATCGCGTCGGTGACCATGACTTCCTTCGCAGCCGTCTTCAGTGCCCGCGCCTGCGGGTTGAAGTCGCCAAGGTCCAGGTGCTCGAAGTAGTAGCGCAGAGCGGATGGCCCCTTGCCGTCCGACTCCTTCAGCCATTGGCGATAGCCGGTGTAGAATTCGTCGGGCAGCGGCAGCGCGGGCGTCTCGTGGACGAAGAACCTTCGATCGGTGTCGTCCAGTTGGAGGGCGTCCGAGTGGTTCGAGACGAAATAGAAGTTGGCGTGGGAGGGGATCGAGTAGCCTGGGAGGTACTTGATGTTGAGCTGCACGCGCTCCTCTGTTATCATGGCCTTGAGCCGGTCCATCATCCCGCGCTTGTCCATGCCGGAGATTTCCTCCCCCATGATGAACTGCTTATTCTCCGACCAACCATTGAACGAACCGGCCAGTTGCGCGTTCCCGATGGTCTCGTAGTTCGTCCCGTACACCCGCTGCATGGACTCGCCGATGAACGACTTGCCCGTGCCCCCCATGCGACCCCACAGCACGACGGCGGTGGCGAGCTTGGCTCCTGGGTGTTGGATCGGGTAGGCCAGCCACCGCTCGAACCACTTGCGCGAATCGGGAAAGCCCTTGAACATGAAGTCCATCAACTCGACCCACGGGGCCACATCGCCCTTCTTCGACTCGCAGCCCCAGCCCTTCCAAGCGTTCAGCGCAGACCTGCCGAGGTCGTCCGGGGTCACCTCCGGGTGGCCGGGGGCGTAGGTAAAGCCCTGCACCGCTGCACGGCCTGGCCACTTGAGCCACTCGGCCGGTGCGGACTTCCTCCCCAGCGTGCCCTTCTCCGTGGTGTAGGTGATGTGGCGGTCGGCGTAAGCGTGGCTGGTGAACGCCTGCGGGGCGATCTTCTGGTTGTCTGCTCGGCGCACCACGAAGCCCGGGTCGCGGACGTAGACGATTTCCTCGTTGAGCCGGTGGAGGATCTGAGCGTCCGCGAACGGCACGGCTTCTTTGCGGCACTGCTCCAGCCCAACGATCCCGCGCTCCACCAGATAGTCGTCCAGCCCGTTCTTGTGGCCGTCCGCTTTTGCAGGGAGGCGCACGATCGTGGGGAACGCGCCGAGCCGGGTCAACTCTTTGGCCAGCGCCACTTCGGCGGCCATGACCAGTGGGTTCGAGGAGGCATCGGAGTCGTAGCAGATGTACACCCTCCGGCCTTCCCACTTCACCTGCTCTAGCGTCGGGATCAAGTGCATCGAGAGCTTGGTGCTCTTGAAGCACCAGACGCCGCCCAGCCCGATGCCCGGGATCCCCTGGGTGCATGCGCAGGCAGCCTTGAGTTCGCCCTCGGTGATCCAGACATCGTACTCGGCGGAGGTCAGCACTTCCGACCACTCCAGCGCGGGGGAGAAGTACGCCTCGTTCAACGTGCCGGCCAGTTGACCGTACCGCTGCACCTTGGCGTCCGTCGCCTTCATGAAGCCCGTGCGGGTGTCCTCTAGATAGCGATAACGGAAGAATCCCGTCTCCTCGCCTGCGGGGGAGAAGTACGGGATCTTGAATCCAGCCCTGGCGACAGCGAGCCCGAGGGCTCCGGCGCCAGCTGCGCTCATTGGGGTGAAGTGGTGATCCTTGATGATCTCGGGGTCGTCGAGCAGAGACTCCTGGAGCTTCTTGTGAAACTTCTCCAGGATCTCCGGGCTCGGCTTCGCCGTCGGCGCAACAGGGGAGACTTTCGACGCGGGCGCCTTCGGTGCCTTTGTCTTGCCGGGCTTTGTGGGCATCCTACCGCGCCAGGCGACTGAGGTCCGGAGACAGATCCTTGAACGTGGTGCGCACGTCCGGTTTGTTCTGGAGGCCAGCCAAGTGCTTGCGCAGCGCCTCGTTGATCTCCGCACTCACGGTACGCCGTGGCTTCAGGGTGGGTGCGACCTCGGCAATGGCTGCAAGCAGGCGCTGCGACTCGGCCAGCCGCGAGGCCTGCACCTTCGCGCGCTTCTCCGCTGGCAGCGCCTCTTCCGACGCGGACAGATGGACGAACCGCTTGGCGGCAGCGCGCAGAGCGGGGATGTCCGACTGGCACAACCCTTGAGATGCGACGAACTCGTCGATGGCTTTGCGGTTGTCTCCGATACTCACGAAGACGTTTGATTCCTTGGACATGGTTGAAATACCTCCCGAGGTAAGTAATGTAGTCTTCGCAGCGCTCCGTTCGCACGGCGCTGCAGAAGTAAAAGATCGTGCCATCTGCTGATTTACTTGGAAACGGGCTTGGCGGAGTTCTCGCTACAGACGGCCCTGATCGCTTTGATTGGCGGGTAATCCTTCCCGCGCCGGTAGTTCCACCACCATGTGGGGTAGGGGGCGAGCACCATATTTGAGAGCCCCCAGTCCTCCGCCCACTTGAGCGCTTCCTCACCCATGCAGACCACGAGACGCCACGTGTTCGCGAGAAGCGCCGCTGCGTCCTCATACACCAGCTGGCCGTCGCGGACGGTCTGGGCGTTCACCCAGTAGAGGTCCTCCTCACGGACACCGGCGAGTTCCAGCTGCTCGGTGAGCCACGCGGCGGGTCCGTCGGGACGGGAGGAGATGAATGGCCAGTACGGGCCTTGGCCTGCCTGCGCAGGACCGGAGCCGACCAGCAGCACCGGAGCCGACGGGTTCCCGATGCCGGGCCCGACGTTCCTGGGGAACACCTGTGGTTTGATCCCGTGCCACGGCGCGCCGACGATCGTGGCGCTCAGGCCTCGAGCGATGCGCTCCAGCATCCGGCTTTGAACTCCGGAGAGCAGGAACCCACGGTCCACCAGAGCGATGTCGTGATCGCCGCGGGCGTGCGCTCGCAGAGCTTCCGACCGGCGGATGAACGCCTCGTAGGGGCCGTACTCGGTCTTGGGGAGGAACACCAGCTGGGCGTTCCTCGCGATGGCTGTTGTGGCTCCCGGAGGTGTTGCCCCGGAAACGATGGTCAGTGCTCCAGGCATGTGGAGTCCTCGGAATCGAGATGATGAATGAGGTCCCGCAGCCGCCGGTGAGCATGCTGCGGGGCCACCTGCTCCTGGCGCACCCGCTCGTCACGGCGCAACTCCTCCAGCGAGCGTGCCCGCCGGAAGGTCTTGGGCTCGGCAGTTTTCACGGCTTCTTTCGGGGGGCGCGGACATCCTTTGCGGCGTTCGCTGCAAGGGACTCCTGCTCCATCGTCTGGCGATCGGCCACGAGCTTGCTATACCCCGCTAGGTCGACAAAATTGTCGATGTACTCCGCGTCGCCGTTGAGCACGCGACCGGTCTTGTGGGCGACCATCTCCAGGCACTCCCGCACGTCGCCGCGCAGCGTGGGCCACTTGGCCTTCACCGGAGCGAGGGCAGCTTCGAGGTCGAGCACGAACTTCTCATCCTGGAGGTCTTCCAGGATGGTTCCACGCATGACGCTCTTCAGCGCCTGCGTGATCGCGGCGTGGCCGAGAAATGCACCGTAGCGCGCGCCGCGCTCGGCCAGTGTGTTCTCGATACTTGGCATCTTCATTTCCTTGGTTGAAGGGTTCAAAATCTAGCAAGAGCTCCCGGCGGGAATCGAACCCACGGTACCCGAGGTTAGCTACAGCGCCTGGGATACCCTCCCCGTACGGAGCGGTTGCAAAAATCCGGCGAGTTCCACGCTCCAAGCAGCCTGAGCCGTGGCTGCGCAATCCGAGGCCGTGCAGGGACCCTCAGCCGCTTTCACGGTTTGGGTGTATCGTGGCGCTCCTCTCAAGACAAATCGCAGGCGCCGGACTCGAACCGGAAACCTTCCCCGCATGAAGGGGCTGCTCAACCAATTGAGATCCTGCGGCGAAGCCCTCCGGTCTCCCGACGGAGGGCTGCACACTCACGCCACGACGATCAGATTCTCGGCGATGGCCCGGCGGATGTGGGCGGTGCCGATCTTGACGAGCGCCGAGCCGTTGCCGCTCTTCTCGGCGTACTGCACGTCGGAGCCCAAGAGGCTTCCGACCTTCGGGGCCTTCCTGGCGTCGAGGACCAGCACTTCGGCGACGACGGCTCCGGCCTTGATGGCGGCGGCGACCTTGATCGAGTTCTTGGTGGCCAGGATCGTCTTGATGACGGCCTCCACGGCGGGGGACTTGGACTTGTAGCCCTTGATGACTTCCTTCGAAGCGATCACGGCGAAGGACTTGCCTGCGTACTCGGAGGTGCGGCCGCCCTTGGACTTGGTTTCGGACATTTGGATTCTCCCTGCTTGATGTTCTTGTTGGCGGGCCCTCGGCACTTTGCCGTGCCGCTCGGGACTTTCAGAATATATGTTACCTACTCAGCAACTGGCAAGAGACTTTGTAAGGTTTCTTCCACAGGGTGGTGTTCGACGACCGAGTTCTCGGCCTTCCCGGATACGGGCGACAGACCCAGCTGGTACAGCACCTTCAGCAGGTGCGCGGCCTGCGCCTTTGCATCCTCCAGGGCGTTGTGGGCGATCACCGGCTTGTCGAACATGACGCCAGGGCAGAGCCCGCGCACCGTGCGGTAGCACTTGTTCGCCCGGTGGCTCCACGGCAGCGGCATGCCCGCAGCGGCGTAGGCGTGGGCGAGCAGCACGTTGTCGAAGTCCGAGCCGTTGCCCCAGAGTTCATCGACCCTCCCGGCCTCCGGCGTTCCGTAGCGCAGAGCCCACTTCCCGAACTCGTTCAGAGCTTCGGGAAGCCCCAGCGCCTCACCGGCGAACAGACCCTTGCGGGCCTCGTCCGACTGGCCCATCCACCACATCACCGTGGAGACATCCATCGAGAGTCTCGCAGTAATGCAGGACTCGGGGTTGATGTTCACGTAGAATTCGTCCAGGATCCCCGTCTCGTCGAAGCGCACGGCGCCGATGGAGAGGATCACAGAGCCGGGAGCGGTGCCCAGCGTTTCGAGGTCGAGCATGATGCGGTTCATACGATTTCCTTTTCATTGAGGAGAACGAACTCACCGGTGGTGGGGATCCACTCTTCCCGGGGAGCTGTGGAGGGTGCGTCGATGGCGGCTGCGAAGGTGGGGGCATACCCGCCGCCGCCGTGCATGAGAATTCCCAGGAGGGAGACCTCGGGAGTGCCGACGTCGATGCTCACGCCCTTGGCCTGCAGGGCCTCGTTGCACGGGACGGTGTGCAGCATGAGCTTCACCATGGCGTCGTGGTCCAGGTCGAGCGCCTCGTTCAGACGCGCCAAGATGCTCGTGCGGAACGCCTCGGCGGAGCGCAGCCGTTCGGCCAGCTCCGGCACGAGTCCGTTCTCGACGATCGAGTCGAAGTCGTCGGCATCCAGGTACTTCTGCAGCTGCTCCGCGTCGCCGGAAGCGGCGCTCATTTGTCACCAGCTTTCTTTGCGGTGCGCACGAGCCACTTCTCGAAGCTCTCGGCGATCTTCTCCACGTCGGCCGGCGTGAGAAGCTCCCTTCCGTGCGCGTACTTGATTGCGAGGTTGAGCGCCTCGATGCGAATTTCTTCGATGCTCATTCAGCACCCACTTTCTTGGTCACGTAGGCGACGACGTCGCCCACAGTTTTGAGTTTCTCGGCGTCTTCGTCGGCGATCTCGATGTGGAGTTCGCCCTCCAACTCCATCACGACCTCGACGAGGTCCAGGCTGTCGGCGCCCAGGTCTTCAGAGAGCCGCGCAGTGGTCACCACCTTCTCCGGGTCGACGGCGAGGAGGTTGGCGATGATCTCGTGAGTCTTCTTTTCGACTTCTTCGCGGGTCACTCCACCACCTGCCAGTCTTCGGCCAGCATGTCGGCCTGGTTGATGTCGGCCACGCCGCACGTGCCGTCGATCTTCCGCTGATCGATGTGGGGCTGGTAGTCGATCGCGGTGCCCCCGAGGTAGATCCCCAGGAGCGGCGCGCGGCTGACAGAAAACGTCGAGCCCGGCACGAGGTAGAGGAAGTCGCGGTACTCCCACTCGGCGCGGCGGACCTTCTTGCCCAACTTCATGGCTTCGAGCGCCCAGCCAAACGAGTGCTTCGGACTGACGTCCACGGTGATGTCGTCAATTTTTGCCATTGCTTCTCTCCTTCTTGTATTCCTTCAGGGCGTCCAGGAGCGCCCCTTGGTCTTTTTCCTTCCTGCGAAGATTCCGCAGGACTGCAACTTCCACCGTGTTCCTGGCGATAAAGCGGTGGATGGTCGCGCTCTCGAACTTGTTGCCCTGGCGCAGCACGCGCTTGTTGAACTGGTCGTCCAGCTCGTAGTCGTCGTTCAGCCCGAACCACGCCACGTGGCGACAGGAGCCCTGCAGGTTCAACCCATGGCCCATCGATCGTGGGTGGCCCAACAAAAGCGGCAGATTCCCGGCGTTCCAGTCGCGGCAGATCTCGGCTTCGCGAGCAGGCGAGACGCCCTCTCCCAGGCGAGGTACGTCCTTCCCGAACACCTTCTGCAGACGTTCCAGGTCGTGCTTGAACTGGTAGCCGGCCAGCAGCGGGGAGCCCTGCAGCTCGTCCACGAGGTCCACCAGCGCGTCGAGCTTCTCGTCGTGGAAGTGCGTCCACGAGCGTCCGTCGACGCCATCGTACATAGCGCCGTTGGCGAGCTGGAGCAACTTCATCCGTGCCGACCCGGCGGACGGGGCCATCACGTTGACGCCGCTGTCCAGAACGGAGAAGAACTCGTCTTCCAGGTCCTCGTACACCCGGCGGGCCTTCTGGGGGAGATCCACGTAGATCAGGTTCTCGATCATCTCGGGGAGTTCCAAATAGTCCTTGGCCCCCATGCGCAGCACGTAGGGGCGGAGCTTCTTGTAGATCTCCTCCTCGGCGCCCGGCTTGATCGCCCACTTCCACCCCTGGCGATCCAGGTTGATGAAGTAGTCCATCTTGTAGCGGGTGATGTACTGGCCCAGGCTCTTCCCCAAGTCCATCGTGTAGACCTGCCCGAACAGGTCGAGCATCCCGTTGGGGGCTGGTGTGCCGGTGAGGATCCATCGACGCTGGAACTTCGGCAGCGCGGTCTTCAGTGCCTTGAAGCGTCCGGTGGTCGCATTTTTGACCTTAGAGCAGTTATGAACGAGCGTTCCGTCGGCAAAGTAGTAGGGAGCTCCGTCAACTTCGAGATTCCACACATCGCTAGGACCTGTTGGTTGGAAACTCTCAACACGGACCACCCTCGGACCTGTAGCCAGTCTTCCTTCTTCTGGTCCTGACACTTCCTCGCGGCGGAGTTGTGGCTGAATCCGTCCACCTCGATTGCCAGCATCCTGCGCGGATTCGCGAAGTCCAGCTTGTAGCAAGTTGGGTACCCGCTGGAGCGTGACTCGCCCGTGGCCACTGCATGGTTCCACAGAAAATTCTCCGAGAGAATCTTCCGAACCAGTGCCTCCGCCGGGGAGATTTTCCCGTTCCCGCCCCTCTGCGCGATGAACTTCTCCCTCCGTGGTGCGTCCGCCCTCCAAGAGGCCCGCAGCTTCTCCTTCACAGTCTCTGACCACTCCACCCCTGTATTCCACGGGCGCCGACCTTCCATGGTGCGCCGCATGGTCTTCGCTGCAGATTCTCTCCATTCCGGGTGAAGCTCCCAACGCCCCTGGGATGCACAAGACTTCCCGCAGTACACCGTGCCAGTGGGAGACCTCTTCAGGCGAAAGGCTGGG